AAAAAGAATAAAAAAAGTAAAAAAAAAAAAAAAAAAACACATCGCAGAAAAAAATAGACGTGTTTTTTTTTCATAATACTGTATATAGTATTATGAAATTTTGAATTTGTAGTTACATACTATTCATCATACAAACATGTTGTTTTGAAAATCATACTAGTAACCAAATATGGGTCACAATTAGAACTTGGTCGTCTGTCTTCAAAATACCCCTTTTCATTTTTCATATTTTCGTTACCAATACGAACAGATGCGCCACGGTTTGTAGTTCCAAATGAAAATACATCATAAGAAGACGTTTCATGTTGTCCAGTCATACGCATATGATTATTAGAACCATATATAGCCATATGTTCAGTGTGTTTGATAGATAATTTATTAATGGCATCACTAATATACACTATTCCTTTTTTATTTTGGGTACCTTCTCTCATGCTTTTTGTACTGTAGTTTGTATGACACCCAGAGCCATTCCAATCACCTGATAGAGGTTTGGGCTCCATATTAATAATGATATTATATTCTTCAGATAATTTGTGAAGTATATATCTAGCCATCCACAAATGGTCGCCGGCTTCAATGCCTATACATGGACCGACTTGAAATTCCCATTGACCTGGAGCAACTTCTGCATTCATACCCGATATTTTAATACCAGCTTTTATACAATAGTGCATATGAGTTTCAGCTAACTTTCTACCAAATGCATTGTCTGTGCCGACACTACAATAATACTGCCCCTGTGTGTTTTTATCATCAAAACCCAACGGTAAATTAGTACCGCTATTTATCATGAAATATTCTTGTTCCAATCCGAACCATGGTTCTTCTTCGATTCTTTGGTTGAATATTTCATTTGCGCGAGCGCGTGTATTTGTGGATATAGGTTCACCATTTGGATTGTATGAATCACACAATACGAGTTTATCATGTTTATAATCGCGAAAAGGGTCATTAAACATGGCAACAGGTATCAAAACAACTTCTGATTCGCAGGTAGTTGCCTGTCCAGTTGAGCTACCATCATAATTCCAAATAGGTATATCAGATAATTGAATAACATTGCTATTTATTACCTTTGTTTTAGAGCGTAATTCATTGTTACCTCCTATCCACACATATTCTATACAACTACTCATTATTGTATAACTATATATTATGCATTTAAAATAGGCTTTATACGTTTTACTATTCATATTTGTAAGTAAAAAAATGAATGTATAATGTATATGATTAGATTACTGACCGTTTTATTATTGTATGTAAATGCGGCAGTAACAACCACTGTATACAATTATTATGAATTAGCGGTACAAAAATGGTGTAGTGACGAATACATGATACATGGGCTATGGCCACAAATAAATGCTATAGATTATCCCGAATATTGCGAATCAGTATCGTATGAAATGCCTACTGGTGAATTACTTACAAATATGAATACTTATTGGAAGAGTTGTGATGATACATTATGGCAACATGAATGGGAAAAACACGGTTCATGTATGCATGAACAAATTGGCATAGACGAAACAACATTTTTCAATACAACTATTACATTATTTTTGGAAAATATAAATTTGTTGAATGATTGCAAAGAGGATGATTGTATACTGGCGTGTTTTGACATGGATTACAGAATGATTACATGCAAATAATATAGAAATTATAGTTGTTACACCATAAAAATGAGTTCAATCATGCAATTTATTCTGACAATTTCTATAGTGACCGCAATTAGTGTATCAGTATTTTTCGTTTACATATTATGTAATGCAACCCGTATGTATTTTTGTAATTTCATAGAGGAAGAGTAAAATATTATTGAACTATGATATCTAATAATATTTTGTAACATGATGCTTATACATCTTTGAAGACGGAACAATCAATCAAACATTTTGCAGGAGGTAACTCTTCTTTTTCGGTGTTAGCATTGTTGCTAGGTTCATAAAGAGTTCGCCATTTAGTATCATGTCCATTGTATTTGGTAGTATCTGTTTGTAAAATACGATAATTGCATTTTTTGTAGAATCGTTTACGTTGGTTCCATTGATTTTGAAAAATATCATGAGGGTCTACTATATCAACAACTATTGGGTTTTCGTGTTTCACGCGTAAAATACGACCAACGGATTGAGTAATATCTGTTTTTGGGGTTACCATTACCAATATGGATAACGTTTTGATATCCAATGCTTCTGCTGCCATTGCGTAGGTCGCGAGTACAATTTGTTTTTTTTCAGTTTCTTGTAGGTCAACCTGTTTCATCCCTCCTACATAATATCCAACAGTAGCAAACTTTTGAAATTCAATAGCATCATGTAAATAGGTCAACAATGAACGATTGTGACATAATATCATAATTTGAGATGTACTATGTTCAGAAACTAAATCAGATATAACTCGTACAATAAAATCACTTCTCGGACCAAACCCACATAGTTTTGTTATCATAGTACTCTATTTTGGTTTACCACGGTAGTCTAAGTCCGTTTCATTGAATTCACTATCACCGCACCTATATTGTATTGCACGAACACAAACCGGGTCGTCATCTTCTCGTGATTCACTATATATTTTTTCACCAATAAACATATGTAAAACTTTAGTTAGTTTATCTTTCCTATCAACCGTGGCAGAAATTCCCAACATGTAAGGAGTAATTGTTTTGAATAATGTTTTAGAAAACTGCTCGCTGCCTATTCTATGCACTTCATCCACTACGGTAAGGCCGAATGAGGAGAAAGCGTTAGATGGGTATATTTTATCATATAGTGTTTGAATCATACCAATAACAATGTCCTTATTCTCTATATCAAATATCCCTCCCTGGATTTTACCAATACGTGCCCCTGGTAAGAATTCTTCAATACGTTCAATCCATTGGTTCATAAGAAATTCTTTGTGGACAATAATAAGAGTTTTTTTAGATAACGTAGCAATAATTTTCAGAGCCATGACTGTTTTCCCTCTGCCGCACGGTACCTCGAGTATACCACCCGCGCCTTTTATACTATTTTCACATGTAGATAAATCCTTGTCAACATAGTTTGTATAAACATCTATAATTTTTGTCTGATAATCTCGCAGAGTTTTAGCAAATTCTAATTGAATATCATCGCCAGGTTCTAAATCAGATTTCATAGGAATACCATATCGTTGTATTCCATAAAAACGAGGAAGATACATTTTGTTAGCATTTTCTCTATATACTGGAAATGCGGTTGCATCAGGCGCACCGTATGTGGCGCCCATTATTTGGGGTTTTACAAATAAATCTTTGCGGAGAAATTCAATATCTTCGTTTGTAAGCGAAGATTTAGAAATGGTATATCCTTTTTTTCCAATGTAAGCAATATTTCGTATTTTTTGAATATATTCATCGGAAAGAGAATCTGTATCAGAGGCTTTTTCTTTTGAAATAGTTTTAGTGTGTGCTTTGATAACCTTCTTGTTTTTTGAAATGAATCGGTCCATTATTATTGTATTACAGAATATATAGCTATTTAGGGAATATCAATTTTATAAGCGTTCAAATAAAAGAATATTCCCAAAAAAAAACGTAGTATATAATATATAATGAAAGTTTTAAACTCTTTAAAGAAATTGTCTCAGTTAGAAATGATATTGGCAGTATTGTTTGTGCTATATGTAGTTTTACCTATTGAAATGCCTGACATGATTGCTCAATTGATAGACACCACTTTGGGAATGGTCGGTGTATTCGCATTGGCAGTATACATGTTTTTTAATGTAAACCCTATGTTAGCAGTACTATTTGTATTTGTAGCATATGAGTTATTGCGTAGAAGTAGTTCAAAGACAGGAAAGGCTGTTATCATGAAACATACTCCTACACAACAGAAAAAAGACGAGAAAATGAAAAAGATGAACCCAGTAAAGAAGGAGACATTGGAGGAGGAAATGGTTGATAAAATGGCTCCGGTTGGTAAGAGTGACATTGCATCCTATGTATCAACGTCTTTCAGTCCGGTAGCTGAGGATGTAGGTGGAGCATCTATGGTATAAATCAATAGTTGAAATTATGTAATATATTTATCATATTACATGATTATGGTTGTATAAATTTACGCAGACCCTTTAATGCACAAATAAATAAATGGAGACAAAACTGTTGTATTAAACAACAAAAACTCTTTCACCCAGAACTTTTTGTCGGAAATTTTCAACAATTTCAAAAAGATAGAATAAATGATAAACATAGTTAACCATAATGCAAAAAATGAAGCTTTAAGAGCATTTCCGTAAGCAATAAACGGAAATTTTATGAATTCAACAAAACCTACGTTTATTTTTTCATTTTCTTCATATTCTATTTTTTCAGGAAAACCGTCTTTCATAATAGTCATATAGTCAGGGTCGCGTTTTTTCAATTGAATGATAGAATACCCAAACACAGATACTGCTGCTATTAACATGAAAAATACAGTGAAAATACCTTTACCTTCTTTTGTCATGCCTATACGGAAATAATGCAAAATATATACACCTACTAAAAATAATATCAAATAATCTGCTAAACGAATATATTTTTTGTATTCATCTGAATCCTGTCTCCATCTTATGATGTTATTCAAAATGGCTACTTTGTATATGGTAGGGATTGCCATTCTACAAACAACAATAATCAAAATGAACATAAAAAAATTGTTGACCATTTTATAGAAATCTATTGACTGTTTCTTTTTACTATCCGATGTATTCATAATAGAACTAATAACAGCGGTTTCTGTTTCATCACTTTCGTCAACTGGCTGACAATCGATGTAAATATCGTCCATATTTTGGTTACCCTCTTTTGTGCTATTTCCAAAAAGACTCCCAATGAAACTTTCGATAGGTGATTCGTCTTCGGTATTCGCAGTTTTTTCTTTCTTTTTCTGTTCGGTTGTACCAAATTCTATCATATTTACACCAGAAATGGCTGATTTTTCAAACAGGGTGGTTTCAGAAGTCAAATTGTTTTTGATAAAATCCGCAGTAGTAGTGTTAATAGGGATAGGTTTTGTAAAAAGAAATACATGGTCATATTCGCTCGTATAATGTATACAATTTTTTTGCTTACCAATAAGATTGTTCAGGTCAAAAGTTAGTTCTTTTGGTTTCTTATCTTCATTGCGAAAAAATGCTACGAAATTATCTAAATCATTTGGTTCTCCATCTTTTTGTTGTAATAAATAACAGGTAAACATACGAAGGTTAACCGCAGTTTTAGGACGATGTTCAATAACAAGCTCTCCTACAATGGAACTATCATTATCAGTAACATCAGCTATATTGTCATGTATCAATCCATACAAAGATAAATAGCGAGCGCTGAAACCAGTCGGTTTTAATTTCGAGTAATACAAATTTGGCTCTTTGTTTGGTAATGTTAGTTGATAAAATGTATTAGGAGAAGCAATGTAATCTCCTTCTACTTCAATTGGTTTGAATGTATTTTTTTTTGAATTTGCAACAGTATTCATTTTTTTCTCAATATGTCTTTTGTTGATTTCATTACTAGGATACTGTAATTCCAATGTTTCATTCGTAATATTGATTTCATCTGGATAGAAATATGACATTAAAACAAACTATAATATATTGTTATAGTTTATTTTTCATAAATATAGACAAAACATATTCAGGAATCATCTAAAGTAGTGGAATATATTGAAAAGAACCGTTTTCGTAAATAGTGGCACGAAAAGTATCATTATAACCTTCTACATAAACAACATCTCCATTGTATATTTCGTCACAGCCATATTCACCTGAGCAACTTTTACCATTTACACTGACTGGCAAACGTGTATTCAGGTTTCCTGAACCAGCAATAGTATAATATTGCCATTTATCACGACCAGCCATGGTACGTTTTCCCATCAAAGGTAAAATTGTATTTTCACTTGCACCAGTGGTTTTATTAAGAATACCAACCTGTTGATAAGACGTGGGTAATCCTCTAGTTTCAATATTAACCGGTATTCCTCTAACATCACTAGAATCAGGAGGATGATACATATTTTTTTTTAAAGGAGGCTGATACGGGTCATTAAATATATCCTGTTTACTTGAAATAGGAAGTAACATAGGAACGTTATTCGTCACACTAGAAAGACTATGTTGTGTAGTGGATAATTGTTTTTGAGATGGTAAAACAATAGAAATATACCATATGTAAAGACCTATCAATACAAATAAAATCAATAAAATAAGTGTAACATTCTCAATACATATAACTCCAGGAGCACACTTTTTGGCCATTATATATAGTATGTATATTTTATTAGACATGTCTAGGTTCTTTGACATGTGGATAAGCGAATACTTCACGGAATTGACGACCGCCTTTCTCCAGTTTTTCTCTACTCTTTCCTAACATTTTGGGTATATCTTTTCTGAATGTTTCATCTACTTCCTTAGCTTTATCTGTAATTACCTTTTCTCGCAATCTAACACATACATAACAATTTTCTCGTACTTCTTTTGGATATTGAATAATGTGAAACCCAATATAAGGAAACAATATTTTGTCCATACTTTCAAGACCATTCCATACCTTCTTCTCATTTGAATATAAATCTATAGCTAAAAATGTACTAAATACCCATAAGAGAATACGAATCGGCAAATATAAAATTTGTCTGATGATGTCAAAAATATAGAATGGTAAACAATAGAATATATTTTGAGCAAATTTTACTCCACAATCTAAATAAGACCCAACGAATGTAAAAACATAATAAACCATAGAAGCAATACTATTAAAACCTAATTGTAAAGCATAGCCCAAAGCAATGAATTCTTCTATAATGCCACTGAAAATATTATTGAAAGATGCCCCTAAATTGCGAAAACGAACAGGCGATTTGTTGATAAGACATACAATACGTGCAAAATCTGCAATCATTTCATCAATTCCATCAATCAAATTCATGATAGGGTCTTCCACATTTTGTTTCATGAATTTATCAACGGGTTTGAAAATCATGTCTGGGATGTCATTGACTTTGTCTTCTATTCCCTTAATGCCTTTGTTTACATTCTTTGGTATGTTTTTCAAAAATTTATCGGCTTCTTCTGTGGGTGGTTCGAAAATTTTTCCTACTGGTTTGACAATATTTTTCAATAAATCTTCTGCTAATCCCATAATCTAATTTAATTATTAATATTAATATTAGATTAGATATTATTGTGAGTTATTCTACACGTTTGGGTGGTTGAGCTCTAGGCATAGCAACTACTTCATCAAAATGTCTGGCTCCTTTTCTCATCTTTGCTATTCCCACTTTATTTTTGATTCCTTCATTAATTATTTCTGGTATTTCAACATTGAACGTGTGGTCAACCTTTCTTCCTTGTCTATTAACTACTTCTTTACGTAAACGAATACAAGTATAACAGTCATCGCGAATGGACTTTGGAAAATGTATTATATGAAATTGGAATGTTGAAAAAATAATGCTATCTATATATTCTATACCATTCCATATTTTTTTTTCAGTCGGATACAAATCAAAGCCTAAAGAAACTTTCAAAAACCACATAATAATTCTAATAGGTAAATATATAAATTTACCAATAGCATCTACCATGTAAAAGAAAAAACATTTGTACATATTCAATAAAAATTTCATGAAACATTTCAAATAAGAGTTGAAAAATACAATGGAATAATTTGTGAGTGTAGATGTTTCGTCAAATCCCCTTCCTGCGGCTTTCATAATCAAATTATATTGTTCGCCTATCCCTTGGAATATCAAATCTACACCTGATATTGCATTTGCAATTCTATTTGGAAACGATTCAAATAAACACATTAATTTTTTGAAGTCACTTATCATTTCATCAATACCATCCATTGGTTTCATTATGATTTTTTTCATATCATTCAATGCTTTGTTCAATTCTTCTTTCACATCATTCGCTACATCTTCTAATGTGTCAGGAATAGATTTAATGAATTCACTAATTTTTTTGAATTTTTTATTGATACTATCAAAAAAATCAGTGAAAGGTTTTGAAAATTTACCTAATAATTCCAAAAATCCCTTTTCTACTTTACCAAGAGCTTCTTTGATAAGTTTTGTTGGGTCTACGCTAGATGCCGCTTTTGAAACAGCTCTTCTTATTTTTTTGAAGAAAGGTTCCTGGACAACGAAATACGTTTTGTATAAATGAAAAAGTATCAATATTATGAAAACAAATGTTAAAATAATTATTAGACCATATCTATTGTCTTGGTTCAATAAATTCAATATATCTAAATACATATGTTTCTTAATCTATATAATTATGAGATAAATATTATGTAGATTATATCTGTTCTATAGAGTTATTTCTTCTTATATTGTTCAAATTTGTTGATAAATGTTTCTGCCTTCTCCAACAAAGGGTCTATTTCTTTCATGTTTTGCAAAATGTCTTTTTGAATAGATTGGAATTCAGTGAAATCACTCTTTAGTTCATCATAAGTCTGTTTTTTTTTGAGAAGTTCCTCTTCTTTACTGTCCATTTTTTCTTCTCTTTCCTCTTCTTTGGCATCTTCTACATTGTCTTCTGTAGCGGGTGCTTCTTCTTCTTCTTCTACATCTTCATTTTCCATTCCCTCTTTCTTATTTTTATTGTTTTTCATACCTTCTTTTTTCTTTTTGTCCTCCATGCCTTCTTTGCGAACCATACGGGTTATGTACTTCAATGCATGTGTAAATAAAAGAGCAGTCAATAATATAACTATCATGTTCTTACTAAAGAAACTAGTCAAAAATCCAACTATGACAAACACGATAACAGAGTTAAAATCTTTACCGTTGGCTAACATGAGAATATTTAATAAAGCGACTAATACAAGGACATAAAGTACGAATTTGTTTTGTAAAAGGGATTTTAACTTGAAATTTTTAACAGGTTTCATCAATTTAGAAGCAACGTTTTTCATAATACGTATAATATATTCATTGAAAATAATTTGCAATAAATATATTTGGTCTATCAGTCACTATCAGAACTTAATTGATAATGCTTAGGAACATCTCCACTATATATTTCTAAAACCTCTTTCACCACATTTTCACGCTGAATATCAGAATTATCAAACTCAACGCTAGAAATACTAGATGAACGTTTTCCTTTGAATTTATTCAAAAAATCTTCTAAACCATTTTGTTCATTATGCCTGTCATGTTGTTCTAAATCACCAGTAATAACTAATCTACTGTTTTCACCCAAACGAGTCATCAACATTTTCATTTGAGAAACAGTGGAATTTTGCATTTCATCCGCAACAATCCAACAATTTTTGAAGGTTCGACCTCTCATATATCCCAATGGAGAAATTTCAATGATTTTTTCTTCTAATAATGCAGTAACTTCTTTAGGAGTGATAAAATTATACAATATATCGTATATTGGTCTTACCCATGGCGCCATTTTTTCTTCCAATGTACCCGGTAGATAACCTAGGTCTTCATCTACTGAAACAGAAGGTCGTGTAAAAATTAATTTATCAAAATTTCCCATGAGAAAATATTTTACTCCAGTCTCTGTGGCAAATAATGTTTTTCCAGTGCCAGCAGGACCTGTTGCTACAACGATTTTTTTTGATTTTTGATTCAACAAATTGTGGTAATCTCGTTGCATTCCATTTTTTGGTTGTGTAAATTTATCTTCAAACGCTTTCTTTTCGCGATTGGATAAATGCTGCATCATTGTATAGGATTTATTTAATAAAGACTCTTCGCTATATGTTTCATATTTATAATCTAAAAGTAATTCTTTTTCTACCTGTTTTTTAGTCTTACGAGTCTTTTTTTTAGGTTCAGTTTGAAGATTTCCTAGTTTATCTTCAGTATTTTTCATCCCCTAAATTTACTATATGATTGTATAATAATTTTTACAAAGAAGTTTCTAGATTCATTCGTAAAAATATAATAATATTTTATTTCCAAAGCAAATAAAGTTAAACATATACATAAAATATATAATTATGTCGAAATATATTGACCATATATTCTTCATCAACTTAGACAAACGAGAAGACCGTAAAAAAGAATTTGAATTAGAAATGCATAAAATGGGTTGGAACGCAGAACGTTTTCCCGGAATATATTATCCACCACCAAAGGGTATTGTTGGTTGTGGAAAATCTCATCTGGAAGTATTGAAACTTGCAAAAACGCGCGGTTATAAAAATGTTCTCATTTTTGAAGACGATTTTGTTTTTTTAGAATCCAAAGAGAAAGTAGAACAAGAGTTAGAAAAGTTTTTCACTAATATACCAGACTTCAAAGTATGCATGTTAGCATTCAATCTACATTCTGGATTAGTAGATATCAAAAATTTATATATAACAAAAGTAAGAAAAGCAGCTACTGCATCTGGTTATATTGTAAATCATACAAGTTACGATGAGTTGATTAATTTGTATGAGGAAAATTTACCGTTATTAGAATCAACTATGCAACATTGGATATATGCAAATGACCAAATTTGGAATAAATTACAGGAAAAAGGAGGTTGGTATTGTTTTACAAATCGGTTGGGTAAACAGCGAGATGGGTTCAGTGATAATGCCAATTCTTATTTGAAATATGATTGTTAATGAAAAAAATATATTATGATAAATGCAGCAAAATATATTTTTTTTACAGATTTTACGAGTGATAATATATTTTCTAAAAGGAGATAAAATCTAAAGTATATATTATTTAGGCATCGAAATGGCTGAATCTACTACTAACGAACTTTTACTTACACCAGACGAAAATCGCTATGTAATGTTTCCTATCCAGTGTAATGATGTATGGGAAATGTATAAACGCCAGGTTGATTGTTTTTGGCGCGCGGAAGAAGTAGATTTATCTAAAGACTTGAATGATTGGAAGAAGTTGAGCGAAGATGAACAGAAATTTATAAAAATGGTACTCGCATTTTTTGCCGCATCGGACGGTGTAGTACTCGAAAACTTAGCTGTTCGTTTTATGGGCGATGTACAACTTTCTGAAGCTCGTGCATTCTATGGATTTCAAGTTGCCATGGAGAATATTCATTCAGAAATGTATAGTTTGTTGATTGATACATACATCCAAGATAGTAAAGAAAAACAAACATTATTTGAAGCAACTCAAAATTATCCATGCATCACGAAAAAAGCCGAATGGGCTAAAAAGTGGTTGAATGATAATAGAAGCAGTTTTGGTGCTCGTCTAGTCGCGTTTGCAGCAATTGAGGGTATCTTCTTTTCTGCATCATTTGCTTCTATTTACTGGATTAAAAAGAGAGGACTTATGCCTGGTCTTACCTTTTCAAACGAATTGATTTCTCGTGATGAAGCATTACATACAGAGTTTGCTGTATTATTGTATTCTAAATTGAATAAAAAGTTAAACAAAAAGAGAATTTATGAGATTATACAAGAAGCAGTAGAAATTGAGAAAGAATTTATTTGTGAAGCCATTCCATGCCGTATGATTGGAATGAACAATAAACTAATGACCCAATATATTGAATTCGTCGCAGATAGATTAGTAGTACAATTAGGATATGACAAAATATATAATTCTCAAAATCCATTTGATTTCATGGAACTTATCAGTGTAGAATCAAAGGTAAATTTCTTTGAACGAACAAATTCTGAATATGCATTGGCTAACAAAACTGTAGACAGTGATGTATTTGAATTCAATGCTGATTTCTAAACATATGTGAACAATAATAACAATATCGATTATTATTATTGTTTATCAAACCAATAATGTCATTGATTTTAACATTTTGGAAGCGTCATTTTTGCGAAATCCTTCTTCAAACATAGGATAACCAATGTATATCAAACGATAAATGACAACAACCAGGGCTAAAATGCCCATAATGAAAGACATTGTAGACTCTTCTACCATTATAACTAGTAATCAGATTTTTATTTTTATTCTTCACTTTCATTTTTGTAAATATCTAATGTGCGGGCACTTGAATCTGTTGAATCTACGTATTTTGGCATCCAAAAAAAGGGCAGAATCTTTCCTAATCCCTTATACTGTTTTTCAAATAAATATCTATAATAAAACTTTTCCGCAGTATCTGGCAATAAATGATTGTACAATTTATTCATTTTCGGGTGTAGTTTGATTATTTTTTCATATTCAAATTCATAATCTAATGGTGTAAATACAGTTTCAGGCAAAATAACTTCTTTGAAATATTTTTCTGCATGTTCTTTCGTTATTTCATACAAAGACCTGGTTTGCTTAGAAACTCCATCACTAAACGCTTCTTTTCGTCGAAATAATATTTCATCAGGTAGTAACTGTTTACTCTCTGAATTTTTGAAATTATCAATAGAAAATGAGTTACGTAAAAGATATTTTTCTACAAAGGGTTCTTTGTTTTTTCGTGCCATATCTCTAGTTTTACAACGTATATGGATAGGAATAGAAAGATAATACTGTACCCATTCGCGGTCCAAAAACGGTGTCCGAGGTTCTAGACCATGCGATGAAATGCATTTATCCGAACGAAGAACATCAAATGTGTGAATATATTTCAACAATCGTCTACATTCTTTGTCATATTCAATTGTATCATATGCAGAACCTACATATAAATAACCTCCGGTAAGTTCATCTGAACCATCTCCATTAAAAATGACTTTTGCTTCACTATGCTCAGATATATATTTTCCAATAAGCCAATTACCAATACTCGCTCTGACTGTGGTTGTATCATAACTTTCTATATCTTTAATAACATATGGTATGGCATGTAAAAAATCGGATTCCTGTAATACCACCTCCGTGTGTTTTGTTCCTAGATAATCGGCTACTTTTTTTGCGTACATCAAGTCATCAGACCCTTCTAGACCAATACTATATGTTTCCAACTGCGTCATCTTATTTTTTACACAATATTCGTTCACCAGTGCAGTTATCAAACTACTATCTAGACCTCCGGAAAGAAGACATGCTATTGGTCTATCTGTTGTAACACATCTTTTTTCTATCGCTTTTATCAAATAATGTTGTATATTTTTGTAAATCAACTGGATATTATTTGTATTGTTTATGCATGATGAAAACCCGGTTGAATGATATGATTTATAGTGCTTACTCATAATCCACGATGGATTACTAGTTTGCTTCATAATGGCATGACTATAAGAACCAGGGACAAATTGTTTGATATAATACAATGCGTTTTTGGTTTTATTGTCTTTTTCTTCATAATGATATAAATCAGAAAGCATTTTTAGCTCACTCGCAATAACAAACATATCTTTGTTTTCTTTGGTTTTAGCATAATTAGTAGGTTGCATAATATATAACGGTCTTATCCCGTATGGGTCACGAGCGATATACATATTAGTAATGGTTGTAGTTAAACGATAATCTATCAAACAAAAAGAAAACACACCATCTAACATTTGTAGTGTTTGCTCTATACCATACCGCAAGTACATATGTATAATTACTTCACAATCAGAATCTGTTTCAGGTTGAACATGCATCAAATTATACAATTCTTTATGATTGTATATTTCGCCATTGCATATCAAAACTATATTGTTGTATCGCAATGGCTGGTTAGATTCTTTGTTCAAACCATTGATTGCTAATCGATGAAAACCAAAATTAGCGTTAATCATCACATTTTCATAAGTAGAAAATTCTGGACCTCGATGTTTTCCATTAATGAAACCATTTTCTATCACTTTAAGTTTATCAACAGTAGGAGATAGATTGAAGATAGCAAAAATACCACACATTGAATATATGTGTAATAGCAAAAAATCTCTATACTATTTACTGATTTGTATTACGAAACAATATATTTAGGATGTAACTATTACAAAAGGTGTAAAAAAATATATAAAGCAAATATATATTATGTTACAAAAATTTCTGAATAACATACCTAATATCGAGAACAAGAAAAAAGAAAGTATGTGCAATTTACATCAATCTAATTTTCATAATTTAGAAACAATGCGAAATAGAACCAATCAAGAATCTTTTGATGATTACATGTCTTCCCTTTACAAAACAACTTTACACTCTAGTCAAATTCCTATGCCTACAAACAAAAAGAGTGATGTTGAAATTACCGCAGAAGACAACGAAGATGGAGAAAGTAATTTGTCTGTTTTATCTGCTATAGCATCTAGTGAAAAACCCATACCCAAAAAAGTACCAGCAGTTAAAGGTATAGATACTGGTGATGTAAATGTAGATAATGTTGATACTAAAAAATATAAATTAGATTGGGTATCTAGTGCTTACATCGGTTCTATATCTGTAATTGGACTATTCATAGCTTATAAAGCTATCAAACGTACCATGTAAATGACTCATAATAAGATTTTTGTTATTATGAATGAAAATATATCCGCGCTATAGATTCAAAAACTTATAGTTTGAAACGTTTGTATAATTCGAGAGCAACCAAACCACCAAATATTTGGGCAAGGCAATAAGGTACTAGGTCAGTTACAGGAAGTTTGCCGGCAGAAGCCATGACAATGGAGACAGCAGGATTGATGTGTCCACCTGAAATATTGCTAGTAAGAAGAATGACCAAAGCTAAAGCAGCACCAATAGCAAGAGGATTACCTGTAGCGAGAATGACGTAAATGAAGAGAGCAGCACCCAAAAATTCGGCTAAATAATTATTCATTATTATATGATATAGTTCGAAAAAATTGATTTGATATATTTCAAAAAAACTATATCAAAAACTAACATGTGGATATTTTTATACTCAGTGATAATGTATTACCTTTTACATAGCAGATATTCTTATAGTACATTAGAATATACAAATAGAGATGATGAAAGAATATTGCACATAAATTATACAAATCCTGTTCTTACTACTAACTTTTCTAGACCGATTCATTTTATGTAACAACTGGTCTGGCTGCTTTCTTTGCAGGTGCTACAGCCCCGCCTGAACGAACCCGTCTTCTAGCGGCATCTGCAGAGTTAGTATCATTGTGTGCAGTCATAGAATAAGTATTACCATCTGCATTAAACGAACCTACACCTACACTAT